AGATGGTCAGATCTTTGCCGCCGAGCCCTTCGACCTGCTGGTCGAAGCGCAACTCGCGGAGGATCGTCCCGCGCGTCTGGACGTAGAGGATCGCGTTGCCGACAATGACGGGCTTCGTGTCCGCCGCGCCGACATAGATGCTTTGGTCGGCGTTCAGCGCGTTCGGCAGGAGCGGCTGATTAGCGCCGCCGACCGTCCACCCGCCGGCGTCCGTGAGCAGAATGAGCGACTTCAGCGCGAGGAGATGGCGGACGGGATTGTTCTGACTGCCCGCGACGCGGAACGTGATTGCGTCGTCGTCCTGGAGCGGCGACGCAATGCCGAAGTTGCTCGGGAACCCCGTGCGCGAGCCCCAGACGCCGTCCGGCACGTTATGCGAGTGCGCGAAGAGCCGGCGCTGCTGGTAGCTGGCCGAGTGGTGCGGCCAGTCGTTCGGCAGGATGAAGAGCGGCCGCGGGATCGGCGGCGTCACGGCAAAATCCGGCACGAAGCCGATGTCACTGAAGGACGCGGCCCCACTCGCCGTGCCGATAAAGCCATACGTCCCGTTCCCGTAGGGATCGAGATAGACGTAATACTCGAGCACGCCCGCGATCGGCGTCCACGTGACGACGTGCGGCGCGGCCACGGTCGGCGCCGCGGCGGCGGCGTTGAACACACTCGCGCTCGGGTCGGATTCTTCGTAGGTGTCGGGCGCCGCGGCCGTCACCTTGTAGGCGTAGCGGCGCGCACCCGCCCCGCCGATCGCCAGGCCGAGCCCGGTCGGCGCCGCGACGCCCGCACCCGTCACGACCGGCCGCAGGATCCAGCGCGACAGCGTCTGGTAGACCAGCTCGTAGGGCGCGACGTCGTAGTGTGTCAGCGTGATCACGCGCCCCGATTGATGCCAATGGAAATGCTGCCCGAGGAAGGGATTCGGCAGCTCGAGGATGCCGCCCGCCGGCATCGCATACCAGAACGCCGCGTTCGGCGGCGCGTGGTTGATCCCCGCCGTGCGCGCGTAGTAGTTCACGCCGCCGTTGACGACGATGTCGCCGACGACGTAGTTCACGAGCGCCGACCAGGCGAGCACACCCGTCAGCGTCACGCGCGCGCCGGCCTTGTAGAACCGGAAGTAGTCGAAGCCCGCCTCGATCAGCACGCTCTCGCCCGCGATCTCGGAGACGTATTTGAGGAGCTGCACCGTCGCCGCCGCCGTCTTACACGTCGCGATATAGCGGAAGCCGGCGCGATTACTGACGCCGCCCGAGCGGTTCACCTGGAAATTCCGGCACGTCCGCAGGCCCTGCGTATACTTCGTGAGGTCCGCTCGCGCGTGGAGCGCCGGCGCCAACTCCCCGCCGCCGAACGACCGTTGAATGACGCTGTCGCTCATTGCACCCCGTGCGCCTCGATGAACTCGCGGCAGTCCGCCGAGTTGTGCACGACGACCGCGTCGAGCGGAATGCCCGCGAACTCCTCGTATTCGTCCAGCACGTAGGGCTCACACCAGCAGGCGCGCGTCTCTTCGTGGTCCCGGAGGTCGTTGATCGGCAGCACGTGGATGTCGGCCATCAATTGCGCCCCCGAATCCAGTCCGGATCCCCGTCGCCCGGCGCCTGGCGCTGCGCCTCGTTGGCGTTCGGCCCCTTCGCGCGCTCAAGCGTGTGGAGATACATCTGCCAGCAATACTCCTGGACCTTCGTCGCCTTCGCGAGCCCCGGCGCAAACGCGTGCGCGAGCCGCCACTCGAGCGCGTCGTTGAAGAGCGCGTCGCCGGCGCCGCCCGCGCACGGCGGCCGGCGCGTGTATTCGAGCACCGCCTCGGCCTCGTCGCTGTAGATCAGGTTGCCCGTCAGGTCCTGGCCGATCCGGAAGGGCGGCGGATCTGGATCAAACGTCCGCGCCATGCCCTCGCGGACGAGGCGCCGCGCGAAGACGAGATCGCTCGGCTGGCGATACGCAAACGTCCAGTCATCCGTCGCGTCGTCGATCGCCGTCGTCTGCCAATAGGTCGCATTCGGCGGGACGTGGTTCAGGTGCGCGAGCTTGCAGTAGTAGAGCGTCCCTCCCGAGCGCACGACGTCGCCGTAGGCGTAGCTCTGCGTCGCGACCCAGGCCTGCACGAGCGCCGTCGTCGCCCACGCCGGCCCGCTCACGAGCGTCAAGGCGACATACTTCGTCGCGAACGCCCACGGGAAATCGCGGAGCACCGCGGCGATCTCGGCCGTGTAGTGCAGCCGCGCGAGCGTCGCCTCGGCCGTCAACTCCGTCGCGAGGTCCGTCACCTGGATCGTGATGCCGAGCTTCCCGAGCGCGCGGTTGACCCGCTTGTGCGTGAACGGCGCGCAGGCCGGGTCGAGATCCGTCCCGAGGTCGGTGTCGATCGTCGGGTCGATCACGGTCCCGCCCGGCGGGTCGCCCTCGAAGTCGGTGAAGTCCGGCGGCACGTCGCCGCCCGGATCGCCGCCGACGCCCGGCGCCACCGGCGTGAACACGCCGTTACAGCTCCACCCCGCGTTACAGCCGGCGATGTCGCCCGGCAGGACAAAGACGTCGTAGGTGATCCCCGTCGCGTTTAGCGCCAGGCCGACCGTAATGCTATCGATCCCGCCGGCAATGATGCCCGTCGCGGCGTTCGTGACGGCGTTGATCTGGCTGCTCGTGGTCGTCGTATGCGACGGGTCGCGATAGAGCGCGACGGTCGCGTTGTGCGGCGTCACGAGACAGAAGAGCGGCCGGCGCCCGGAGAGCGGCGTCAGGTTGATCACGCGCGAGGCGGCGTTATCGCCGACATACGACACGAGCTGCACGACGCGCGGCACGCCCGGATCCCCCGAGAGATCGTCCCGACGCCAGAGGTTGAAGGCGACGTCGGCGCTGACGATATGCGCGGTCGGCTGACTGCGAACGCTCCCGAGCAGGAACTCCGCGAAGAGCGCTGACTCGGCCGCGTTGAGCTGGCTCGCCGCCGCGCTCGCGTGCCCGACGCCCTTATACCAGAGCGACGCGGCGACGCCGACGCCGAGCACTTCATGCCAGAAGTAGGCGGCTTGCGCCGTCCAGCGGGGATGCCACAGCGGATTTTCCACGGCGGCCGCCGCCGTGAAGTGCGCAAAGGCCCCGTTGAGCATGAACCGCATAGCCGCGTCGCTGACGGCGATGTATTGGTAGGTGACGCCGACCGTATTCACGCGGAGCGCGCCGCTGATCCGGACCAGGCTGCGCAGCTCCTGGCCGTCGCCGGGGTTGTCGCCCGCCGGCGTCGGCACGAAGCTCGCGTCGATCAGGACGTCCGGGATCGCGCTGGCGCCGTTCCCGTTGTCATAGCGCGTATGCGCCTGCACCATCGACGACCACCAGCGCGCGCCCTCGATCGTGCCGGTCAGCGGCCGGATCCAGAGCCAATGGATCGGCGCGTTGAAGGGCAGGTCGAACGGCAGCCCCGTCCCGACATACGTGCCGCCGGTAATCACGACCGGCGCCGGAGCCATCACGCGCGAGGTCGCCCAGGGCGTCGTCGGATACGGCGCGTTGTGGATCCCGTTCCGCGCCTCGAGCACGATCGGCGCCGTCGGCGCCGTCGTCGAGCCGAGCGCCCGCGGATCCTCGTTACCCCAATAGCCGAGGATCTCCGCTTCCCCGAGGAACGACCCGTGCGTCTCCGTCTGCGCCGAGTTGGAATGCTCGAGCAGGAACTGCAGCCCGGCCAGCGACGGCGGATTCGCGACGCCGCTGTTATAGATGGCGTTCGACCAGTTGTAGTTCGTGATGGAGTTGTCATGCGCGAGCAGCACGGCCGCGCCGGACGCCAGTTTGTAGCCGATCCGCCCGTTCGACGCCCCGCTCGCGAGGTTGTAGAGCGCGAGAATGAACGCCCCGACGCCGACCTGGCCCGCGAGCGCGTCGACGCTCTTGTCGGCGTCCGTGCCATACGTGATCGTGTCGAGCGCCGTCGTGCTGCTTTGCAGCATGACCGCCGGCGGGATCACGTCCGGGATCGTGACGAGTTGCCGGCGCCAGCCCTCGACCGGCTCCGACCAGAGCCCCGGCGTGATGATGCTCGACGGCCGGATGAGGCGACAGCGACTCCCGGCAAACCAGGACGGATCCGTCACGACGCCGCCCTCGACGCCGAACACGCCCCCCGTCTTCGTCGGGAACTCGGCGCCGACCCAATCGTCGATGTCGAACTCGAGGCCGTTGGCCGCGCCGGCCGCGCGCCCAATTTGCGAGGCCGCGATGTTCACAGGCGACAAGCCCGGCGGCCCGACGAGGTCGAACTTCAGGACGCCGTTGACGTAGACCGAAAATCTCGAGCCGCCCGCGTAGCCCGACAGGCCGGCGAAGCTGGCGGTCCGCAGGAGCAGGTCGATCCGATACCAGGTATTGAGCGCCAGCACGCCGGCCGTGCTATGGAGCGTCCGGGCCGCGACGCTGTCGCTACTGCCGACGATCAATTCGCCCGACGTCCCGACCTGCATATACATCCCCTGCAGGACGTTCGTCGTCGAGTTGCGCCAGAGGTCCGCGGCGGCGGTCGGCAGCTTCCGGAGCCGGACATACCAGCGATCCCAATGCTGCGTGGCGTCGAGCGCGGCGGCGCCGGCAAACACCGCCGCCAGCGAATGGCTGATCGTCGCGCCGACGCCGGCTTCCCGGAAGGCCCACCCGAGCCCGTCGACGTGCCGACTCGCATCGCGGGACGGAATAACGAGCGCGCTGATTGAGACCGCATTCTCGCCGATGCCGGCGTAAATCTCCGCGCCGTCAATCCAGCGCCGGTTACTAATCGGCGTCGGCGGCGGCGGCGGCGCGATCGGATCCGTCCCGTCACCGCTCCCGTCGCCCGCCCCGCTCTCGCCATCAGCCGGCGCGTAGGCGAACAACCGTTTCCAGTAGTAGTAGGTGGAATCGCCGAAGAGCCAGGAGATCCCGAACCAGCCGCCGCTCTTGCGCTTGATCCCGGTCTGGTCGAGCGGGAAGTTCTGATCGCTCGTGAACCAGGCGCTCGTAATCGCCGGCGGCGTGAACACGCCCCCGACCTGCACGAGGAGCGGGTTGACGCCGGTCAGCCGGCCGGCCGGGTCCCAAATCTTCGCGGAGAACGTCGCCGCCGCCTCGGCGGGCGACTGAAGATATTGCGGCGCGTTCACCGATGTGGCGGTCGCGTCGAGGTCCTGCAGCCGCTTGACCTCAGCCTCGTCCGTCAGCGTAATCGTGTATTCGAGAAAGACTCGGTGAGTGCTCATAGTCCCCGCGGCGCCGGCGAGGAGGTCCCCGCCGGCGCCCGTTGCGGTCGATTAGCGCGGCATCTAGTCGCCGAGCACCGAATGATCGCCAGTCGCTGCCCCGCCCAGGCGTTGCGCGAGCGTCGCGTCGTGCTCACGCCGGATCACTTCGTTGTGACTGGTGATCGACTCCGGCTCGTCGTCGTCGACTTCCTCCATCCACTTCGGCGAGAACGCCGCCGGCTGATCGAGCCGCTCCGTGATCGCCTTCGGGATCGTGCCCGGCCCGCCGGCGAGCGCGCCCAGCGAAACGGGCGGGAGCCCCTGCGCGGCCCGCCGGAGCGTCTCCGTCGTGAGATCGCCCGGCGCCGCCGGCGACTCGAGGAGCTTCTCGCGGAGCGGCGTCGCATCAATGAAGAACACGTCGCCGATGCGCCGGAGCTTATCGCCGTAGTAACCGTCCGCGGTCGCGCGGACGTTGAGCTGCGGCGTCACCGGCGCGGTCGCGGCGGCGCGCCGCGTGGCCGCGGTATCAAACACCTTCGCCTGCGGCGGCCGCACGTCCGCCGGCGTGTCGTCGTCGACGGGCGGCGCGGGCCGCCGCGTATGAGATCGGTTCTTCGCCATGTCGTTTCTCTCCACATAAAGCCGAGTTCACAAACAGACGACGCCGGGCGGCGCGGGCCCGCCCGACGTCAGGACAGACCCGCCTAGACGGTGAACGCCTTCGCGTAGCTCGCCGCCAGAATCGAGAACAGCGAGTGCGTCGTCAGCCACGCCGAGGCGCTGACGGTGCCGCCCGCCGTGGTGATCCGGACGCCGAGGTAGCGCTGTGTCGGCGTCCCCTGCGGGAGTGGGATAAAGGCCAGCGCGCCGGCGATCGCTTGCGCGAGCGTCCAGGGCGTGACGGTGACATGCGAGATAATGCCGGCGGTCAGCGCGGCATCGGTCGCCGAGATGATCTCAATGATCGGCGGCGCGACGGTCGCCGCCACGTCGATCGACACGCCGAACCCCATGGGCTCGCCGGTGCCGATCTGCCGTTTCAGCGGCGTGCCGACGCCGCCCGGCAGCCCGAGGTCGATCGCGTTGGTCGAGACCGCCGCGGCGCCATACGCCTGCGCGGCCGAGACCTTGAGTAAGGAATCTATGAACATGGAATCTCCTCGCGGGAGCGCAGGCCCGGCGGCCTACGCGACCAGCGCCTCCGAGTTGAGCAGTTGATCGACCAGGCGGATCGGCACGTCGTTGAACTGGAGGATCCGCTTGCCGTCGACGTTGTCGTACGTGATGCCGCCGCCGGCGCCGACCGACTCCCGCTGTTCCTTGCGGAGCATCCAGCGCATCGTGCGGTTCATATAGAACACGGGTTTCCCGAGGCGGTTCGGGATCGTCTCCATCGCCTGTTCCATCGTGTTCAGGATCGTCTTGACGTTCGCCGCGAGGAGGTCGCTGACGTCGATGTTGCAGATCCGCACGACGTAGCGCCAGTCCTTGAGCGCGATGCCCGGCTTCCACTGAAACCGCTCCTGCATCCCGCGCATGCGCGCGCCGGGCATGCCGGCGACCATGTCGATCGTGACTTCGCCGAAGTCCTCGTGGATGAGGCCGGCCTTGCTGCCCTTCGGGAAGATCCCCGAGATCGTGTCTTCGCCCCAGCAGATCAGCCAGATGCTCGCGTTGTCGGCGCCGACGCCGCCCGCCTTGATGACGTTCGCGCCGTTTCCGGCGGTCGACAAGCCGTAGCGGACCGAGAGGCCCGTGAACTGCTCCGGGTTCACGCCGCCGTTGCCGTAGAAGAGGACGCGCGTCATCTCCTGATTCATCGCTTCGATGAACGCCTTGGCCTCCGAGAGCCGGAAGCTCGCGGCGTTGCCGTTCAGGAGCAGCAGGTCCTTGTCGACTTCCGACCAGGCCTCGAGCATGCCGCACTGCTCATCGATCTGCGCCGTCGTCGACTTGCTCGGCACGATGCCCTGGTTGAGCAGGCGCCACGCGACGGCCGGGAGTCCCGTGCGAACCGTCGTGCGATGGCCGGTTGGGAGATTGCCCTCGCGCCAGATCATGTCGTCGAGGACCTCGTTGGACTGCTTGAGCAGCTCGACGATCGTCGGGACTTTCCCGTCGGGGTCGAGGCGCTTCGCCCAATCGGCGAGCGTCAGGTTGCCGGTGCCGAGCGCGACGCCGAAGACGGCGAGGCCGGTGCCGACATACGCGAGCCAGCCGGATCCGCCGGCCGCGTGCACGGTGACGATGGTCGTCGCCGCGCCGACGTCGACGGCGAGCGCCGCGACGAGCAGCAGAATGAGCAACGTGAGAAACCGCATAAGCTGTGTCCTATTTCCGATGGCGTTACGGCTTCGCCTCCACCATGCCGGGATAGAGCACGGCCGCCGGGTCCTTCTTGACCTCCGGCGCGGCCGCCCGCCCGACAATCGGCGAGTCTTCCGCCATCAATTTGCCGACGTCCGCCATGAGCGCGACGAAGGCGATGTGATTGCCGTAGCCCGTTTTGGCGAGCATCGCGCGCGTGCGATCGCCGCGGGGCGTCCCTTTCGGCTGGAGGCGATCGAGCGCCAGGTTCGCGAGGCGTTGCGTGTCCGCGAGCTTGTCGCCGCCGTAGTCCGGGTCGGCGGTTGTCTCGGCCAGGAAGCGCGCCGCGATCGCGTCGAACGCCGTCGAGCGCTCGACGAGTTCGGCCTGTGCGTCCTCGTTCGTCCAGTCGTTTGCTTTCGCGAGCTGCTCGACCGCTGCGACGTCCGTCGCATCGAGTCGCGTGCCTTCCGGGAGCGTCAGGGCATATTTCTCAGGGGCCTTGGGCTTCTGTGCGTCGCCCGCCTTGCCGCCGGGTTCTGCTGCCTGCTGATCGCCGGGTTTGTCTGCCGCCGGTTTGTCCGCTGCTGGTTTGTCCGCCGCCGGTTTGTCGGCGGCGGGTTTATCAGCGACGGGCTTGTCGCCTGCGGGCTTGTCGGCCGCGGGTTTATCCGCCGCGGGCTTGTCGTCGCCGGTCGTGGGTGTGCCGGCTACTGCGGTCGCCATGTCGTCTCTCCGTCGGAAGCACCAAAGAAAAGGCCCGCCTCCTGCTGTCGACAGAAAGCGGGCCTGGTCGTTCTTTGGCGTGCGGAGCGGGAGCTACCCGCCGCACAAGGTTACAAATCGTCGAGTGTTACGTCGTGTTACATCACGAGTCCTCGGGCGCAGCCCCGGCCGCCGGCGCCGTGTGCGCGGCGTCCGTCTCGCGGTGATCTCGCTGCGTGCGCGCGCGGGCCTCGGCCTCCATCACTTGGTAGTCCTCTTCGCTCGCTTCGATCAGACGCGCCCGCAGACGCAGGCCGACGTTCTGCTCACCACAGAGAAACGCCGTCTCGGATCCCGCCGGGCGAAACGGCGTCTGGTAGAGCCCGACGTCCTCGAGCACATCCCAGCAAAACGCCCGCCCCATCGGCGTCGCGAGCTGCGCGCGATAGAGGTCCTGGCGCCGGTTCACGCGCCGCTTCTCGACGCGCGCGGCATAGTCCCGCTGCTTCGGGTCGGCCGCGTTCCGCTGGAGCGCCCGGTCCGCCATCAAAACACCGCCTGCAGCGCGACGCCGCGGCCGAGGGGCTTGTCCCAGCCCGACTTCCCGAGCCACGCCGCGACAACCATGTGGGGCCCGGCGCGATACGCGACCGCAAGGTTGACGCCGCGCTCGGTTGCGACCGCGACGAACGCGAGGCGCTTGTCCGGCGGCACCGTTGCAAGCACGTTCGCAACCGCGAGCTGCAAAGCGTCGCTGATGAGGCCGACCGGCGCCACAACCACGCCGGGGCCGGGATCGCCGTCCGCCTGCGCCAGGGCCGGAGCCTCAAGCCCGGAGATCATTGCGCCTTCATCGATCACGAGATGAACCTCAGATAAATGGCCGTCAGACAAATCGCGAACACCGACAACGCGATCGCCCCCGGCCAGCCCATCGTCGCAAGCTCGTGCAGCACGTCCGTCATGCCGCCGCTCCCGCCGGCGCCATCGCCGCGCCGCCCGTCGCGCCCTGGACGATCCGGTTGAGCGCCGTGTCGCCTTCCATCTTCGTGCTGCCCGCGTTCTTGATCGCGACCGAGAGATCCTTCGCCTGCGCGGCCTGCGCCGCCTGCTGCTGCTGCTGCGCCCGCTGCGCCCGGAGCGCCTGCGCGTCTTCCGTCGACCGCACGAGCCGCGGGTCGACGCCGAGCATCTCGCCGTAGTTGTCGATCGCCTGGTCCGTGTCGACCTTGTCGAGCACGCTCTCGCCGAACACGCTCGCCATCTGGCCGGCGGACGTCAGGAAGCGATCGAGGCCGACGACGCCGACGAGCTTCTGCGCCTGCGCGAGAATCGAGATGTATTCGACTTTCAGATCCACGCCGGCGAGCTGCTCGGGCGGCTCGGGAATCAGTCCGGCCTCGTCCATCAGCGCGTAGACGCGGTCGACGAGCGGGTCGAGCAACTCGTCATTCGTCCGCTCGAGCACGGGACCGAGCGCGATCAGTTTCTCCTCGTGCCGCTCTTCGACCTCGCGCGCCGTGATCGGCTGACTGCCGCGCGCCGCATCCGACCGCGCCAGCATGAGGAAGAGATCCTCGTAGAAGGCGCGCTGGATCCGATATTCGACGCGCTCCGAATCCTGAATCAAATACTGCAGCCCCTCGAGGCGCGTTTCGTGAATCGGCTTCAAGCCGTTCATGCCCTCGCGCGTGTCGACGTAGGTGATGTCGCCGGCCAGGAGCGACGTCTTCTGTGTGCGCAACGACGACGGGCCCGAAAGCGGCGGGTCGACGGCCTTCGCGATCGCCTGCGCCTTCTTCCGCTCCATCCCCTGCAGTTGCTTGATGTCGCCGAGCGCCGTCATGCCGGGGCAATCGGTGCCGTAGGTGTCCTCGCCCGTCACGTCCCAGCGGGGCCCGAGCACCGGGAACGTGTCGTAGCCGCTCTCGCGCAGGAACCCGCCGCCGCTGTCGTCGCCCGGCCGGTTCGCGCTGCCGCACTCGAAGTGGCAGCTCGTGAACTTCTTGTAGCGCGCGAGCGGATTGTCGCGGCGATAGTCTTCATTCGGCGCGACCATCCACGTGAGGTCGACCGGCGTTTCGTAGTCGCCCTTGTCCCAGGCCGCCTGCACGGCGCCGGAGATATGCGTCCAGTCGATGTCGCGGCCGTTCGCCTTGAGGCCGAACGACTCGACGATCTGGCGGACGGAGAGCTGATACTCGCGCGCGAACGTCGACACCACGCCGCGCTCGTTCTGGCCGAAGACGAAGCTCCCGAGGGGATACGTGTAGCAGCGAAAGAGATCCTTGCTGTCCTGGACAACGCTCATCGCGGCGGTCGCAAAGAGCCCCATATCGCCGTAGACGATCGGCAGCATGTTGTAGAGGTTCGTCTGCGCGAACACCGTCAGCATGCGCTGACTGACGACGTGCAGCCATTCCTTGACGGGGCCGAACTCGGCGAGTTGCGGATCCGGCGTCGTGAGCTTCATCCACGGCCGCGCCGGCGACGTCAGCCCCGCGTGCAGCCCCGACGCGAGGGTCCGGGCGCTGAAGCGCGCCGTCGAGTTGATGATCTTCTGGTTGCGCATGTCTCCGCGGTTGCGGTCGCCGGCCCAGAAGCGCGTGCGGCGCGGCAGCGTCCAGTCGGCCAGGTCGCGCCAGTGGCTGTCGAAGCTGCTGCGCTCGCTCTTCAGCGCGCTGTGCAGGGCTTCGTAGCGCTGGCGTTTACTCTTCGCGTCCTGGTAGATCATGGCCGCGGCGCCTCGCGGTCGCGTTGCAGTCGCCCTTGTTCATCAATCCACTCCGCGGCGGCCTCGCGGATTGCGGTGATGCTGGCCCTCGACCCTTCCATGAACCCGCCGATACCGTCCGGCCAGATCTGCACGTTGCCGCCGAGCGTCATCGCCTTGGCTTGCGTCGCCAGCACGAGCCAGCCGTAGGCCTCATCCGGCATCGTCGCAATCGCGCTGATGAACTTCTGGCGCGTCGCGTCCGGCACATGGACGTAGACGCTGTCGCCCTGCGGCGCGCGCAGGCGCTTCGGCTTCGGCATCAGGCCCGCCCTTCCTTGCGCAGCGCGACGGCGTCCACTTCAAACCGCGTCAACTCCCCTGGCAGTGCGACCGGGCCGACGCCGCCCATCACGAGGCGATCCTTCGCCCGATACTTCTCCCACTCGGGATGGCTGAACGCCTGGAGCATGCGATACATCACGCGGCGCGTGACCCAACTCGTGCCGCAGGCCTCCGACGCCGCGAGGAAGATCGGCGCCGTCTCGCCGAACGCACACGGCCGGGCGCTCCGCGCGGACCGAATCACCGGCGCGAGGAAGAGCTTGTCGTGCACGACGGCCGCCTGCGCGTAGCTGCCCGTCGGCGGAAAGATCGGCCACACGACCGGCGGCGTGCTCGCGAAGTTCGTGACGAACCCGTCCGGGACGTCGACGAACTCGCCGGCCTCGTCGCCCGTGAGGTAGAACCGAAAGCCGTCGACGACGATGTAGGTGCGGCCGTCGATCCACTCGAGGCGGTGCAGCGGCGCAGAAAAGTGCGGGCCCGGCTTGACCAGGTCCGGCGTGCCGACAACCGATAGGTGCAGCTTCACGCTCAAAACTGCCACCACGGTTTTTTGACCGCCGGCGCCGCGGCCTTGTTCAGTCCGTCGATCTGCAGTTGCAGCTTCGCGACGTCCGCATCAAAGCGCGTATTGATCGCCTCCATCCGGAGGCGGTGCACTTCGACGCGCGCCTCGAGCTGCTCGAGCAGGGACGCCGTCGCGTGCAGGAGCGCGCGATCGAGGTCGTCGGCCGGCATCGGGCCCGGCCCCGGCGGCTTCGGGTCGCCCGGCAGCACGACGGCGCCGGGATCGGTCGCGAACACGATCGTCCGCGCGCCGCTGGCCAACGGAGCCGAGAGGTCCTCCGGCCCTGGCCCCCACTCAAACCCGAGGATGATCCCGTTGCGGGTCGCCGGCTCGGTGGATGTGCCGTTATCGGTCAGCACGTCATGGCCTGTTCGCGATGGCACATGCACGAGGAAATCCGACGAGATGAGCGCGCCTGAGGGGGCCGGCACATTGTTGCCGCCCGGCTTCCCGAGCAGCGCCATCCCCTGATCGCGATACGCCCACGCGACGGCGTTCAGCAACGCGCCGAGTTGCGCCGGCGACATGAGCGTCGGGTAGCCTATGCGCATCGTCCGGAGCATCTCGAGCGGCGTCATCAATACCCTCCGAGCAGCGTCTTCGGCTGCAGTGTGGCCGTCGCTTTGCCCGCGCCCGAGCCCTGGCCGAGTTGCGCCGCCGCCATCCCGCCGGCCGCCGCGCGCTTGCGCTGCTTGCCGGCCGCCGCGATCCCCGCCGCCTGCGCATCCGAGGCCGCACGGGTCGCATCCGGCGGCGTCGGCGTGCCGATCGTCGGCGTCGTCGGGGTCGTCGCGGCGGTCGGATTCACGACCGGCGCCGGCGCGGCCGCGAGCGCCGCGGCCTTCTTCTTCGCGGCGAGGTCCTTCGCGGCGCGCGTGCCGGCGTAAGCGGCCAGGCCGATAAGCGCCATCGTGGTGAACGCCATCAGACGCGCCTCACATAGCCGAGCAGCGTGCACGGCGCGGCCAGCGTCGTGAGCTGCGAGATCAGCGCGCCACACCAGAGACAGATTTCCTTGTAGTGCATGGTTTACAACTCGAACACAAACGCCGTCTCGACCGGCCGGCCGCCGAGGCGTTCATAGAACGCGCCGACCGCCGGCGCATTTTGCGGCGCGCCCATCTTGAGGAACGCCAGGCCGCGCGCCCGCGCCCATTCCCGCACGTGATTGAGCAGCCGCGGCCCTACCGTGCCGGAGCGATATTCGGGCTCGACCCACCAGGCTTGCTCCTCCGCGTATTCGGCCGTCGTGCACGGATTCGTGTCATACGTCACGCCGAGCACGGCGATCATCGCGGCGATCACGCCGCCCTTGTCTTCCGCGACGACAATCACGCCGTAGCGAAAACACATCGCGACCTGCGCCGCGAGACGGACCGGGTCCGGCACAAAGAGATCGCCGTAGGCGGTCGCCTTCATGAAGTGCGTCGCCATCTCGACGAGGCGCGCCGTGTCCTGCTCGGTCGCTTCGCGGATCGTCATACGGTCCCGTCCCACACGACGTCATACAGGACGCCGTCGACGACGCGCGTCGGCGGCACGCGCGGCAGGACGATCGCGCGCAGGCGATCAAGGTCGGGCCCCTTCAACTTGAACGGCCGCACGACTGGAGCCAGGGTGCCCGTCAGCCCGCGCCAGCAGCGCCGACAGAGATGCTCTGTCTGCGCCTGCTTCGAGCCGCACCGCCGGCAGCGTTCGTGTGCGCTCACGCCTTGACCTCCGGGCCGAGCTTCCGGTCGACGCGCAACTCGACCGCCGCCAGACGCTGCTCGAGTTGCGCGAGGCGCGCCGTCAGATCCTTCGGATCGTGCGCGAGTTCTTCGAGCCCAGTAATCCGCTCGTCGAGCCGCTGAAACGCTTTGTTGGCGTGCTGCACGTTGCGGCGCGTGCTGTCCTGCGGATTGCGTGTCTTGACTGCCTTGGCCATTAGCCGCGCTCCTCAAACGGATCGCCGTCATGCGCCGTGGTGAACGGATCGCCGTCGTGCGCGACGTGCGACGTCTGCTGCAGCGCCTGGCGCGCGGCGCCCGGCATCTCGACCAGGCCGAACGTGAGCGCCAGGGCGTCGGCGAGATCCGGCGAGCGCCCGAGCCGCTTCTTGACCTGGTCCTTGTCCTCGAGCAGGAGCTTGCCCTTGTGGAACGTGTAGGTCGGCGTCGTCAGCTCGCCGACGAGTTCCGGCATCGGCGGCAGCGCGCCACTGCCCTGCACCCAACTCGCGAGCGCGAAGTAAATCTCGGCGCGCCGATTGAAATAGCGCGGGTCGATCGCCGGCGCCGCGAACTGCACATCGATCGGCCCGAAGCCGTTCGCGCGCATGATGTCGACGGCGCCGGCCGCCCAGCCGCCCGTCGCATCGAAGAACTCGAGTTCACTGCCCCAGCCGACATGCGCCGCCATCACGCGGTTGGCGATATCGACCGAGACGCTCGAATCGCGCTTGTGCCGGAGCACCACCGGGCGAAACGCCGCGAGGCCCTGGCGCGGGAAGAGCACCGTCCGGTCGTCGCCGAACCGCGCGACGTCGATCCCGAGGCGCTTCTGCGCCCACTCGTATTGATCGGGCCGGAGGTGCCGGGTCATCGCGGCCTCGACGTCTTCCACCCCGAGCAGCGCGTTGATCGACGCCGGCGGGAAGAGCCCGAGGATCGACGACATGACCCACGGGTTGTCGCGGCCGTAGGTCGCAATCTGCTGCCGCGCCCACGCGACCGCGTCCGGGCCGACCCGCGGCGCATGCACCCAGGCCATCGGATCGTCCGGGTCGCCCGTGATCCGGATCACGCGCCACTGATGGCGAAGCAGCGTCGCGGCCGCGTAGAGCATTCCCTCGAGACTGATCGGATTGCCGGCCTGCAAGATCTTCCCGAAGATCGGCCCGGTCGAGAGCACCTGGTCGGCCACGCGCAGCACCGTCACCGGGATCGCGCCCGACTCGTCGACGAGCACGAGCACGTATTTCCCGTGCAGGCCGGCGAGCGTCTTGCCCTGCTCGTCGGCGCTCGCGCTCTTCGGCCAGGACCGCGCCGCGAGGAACCAGTCCTCCGGGAAGTCGTTCGCAAAGATCCGCTCGTGCGTCCACGTAAACCCGTCAGTGAGATACGTTGAGCGCGCCTGCCACTTGGCAAACTCCGGCCAAAGGTTGCTATCGAGATTGTCTTTCGTGACCGCGACGGCCAGGCCCTTCGGATGTTCGCCTTTACTGGCGTAGCAGGCGAGGAACTTCCAACCGCACCAGGACAGCACCGTCGTTTTGCCGGGGCCGACACAGGCCTGCAGACTGATACGCTGGTCCCGCGGGTCTTTACTGTCGAACGCGCGCAGCGCCTCGAGTTGCCAGCGGTCCGGCTCGACGCCGAAGTTCTCGAACACGAACAGCGGCGAGTTCTCGCGCCAGGTCTCGACCTTCGCCTGTGCGCGCGCGAGTGCCTCAGACATCAGCACCAACGCGACGGCTACGAGGCAGGCGCGCCATTTCACGCCGGGGCTCCGTCCGTCGATCCCGAACCCACTTGAATCGGCGCCGGCGCCGCCGCGGGCGCCCCGCCTGTGCCGGCGACAATGTCCTCGAGCGTGAACGTGTGCTTGAGATCGTGCCGCTCGACTAGGCGGCCGGCGACCTTCGCCATCAACTCGCGCGCGCGGAGCTTGTCGTAGAGTTCGATCTTCGTGCCGTATTTGTTCGGCGTGATCGTCTTGACCGCGTCCGCCGTCGCCGCCGGCCACTCGGCCATCTTCAGCAGCGCGCCCGTCGTCGGATTGAACAGCGTCCGGATGTCGACGCGGCCCATCGAGGAAATCCCCTCGAGCGCCTCGTCGCCGTCCATGATCTGCAGGGCCTTCAGCCGCGGGAGGAGCTTCGCCGCAATCGCGTCCTCGACGTGCCCATTTGTGAGGAGTCGTGCGGCCTTAAACCGATTCCCCGTGAACCCGGCGGCCGCGTAGGCTTTCGTCGCGTTGAAATTGGCGACGCCGCAGTAGGCTTCGACGAAGAGCAACTCTTTCGGGCCGAGGCTAAAGGGATTATCGAGCGTCGGCGGGAGCGGGAATCTGGGCTCTAACGGGAGCGTCGGCGTGGCGTCGTCTTTCCCCGGCCGGAATTTCTTCGGCCGTCCGCCTTTCTTGCCGTTCTGTCGGGCTGCGTCGGCTTTGGTCATCAGGGGATTTGGGTTTCGTGGGTTTCTGTGTCACAACCCAACGCCTGTCCACCCTACACCCCGCGCCGCGCTTCCTAACGCGGCGTGTCCCCACTTGTCCTCTAGTCGGCTGAGAAAGATCGATCGTGGTGCGCTTTGAAGGCGTTCACGGCGCTCAACGGAATGCGAATCGCGCCGTTTTGCATCCGGCGATAGGCAAGTTGCCCGCTCGCGTAGAGCCGTTTGACCTGGCGCTCGGAGTAGTTGAGCAGGATCGCGGCCTGCGGGACTTTCAAGAGGCGGTCGGCGCGCTCGAGCACGCGCTCGGCCTCCGTCAACGGATGCGGGTCAGCACACATCAGCCGCACGGCCCGTCATGACCGAGAGACAAACTGCACCGATACGTCACGGGGAACGACTCCTCCCTCTGACCGGGCACCGGATACCGCCCGCCACAGCGGCGCTCGCCATTGAACCATCGCGCCATGCTGTCCGCGCACTGTCGCGCTTCGGCGATCTTTTCGGCGTTCCCGCCGCGTTGCTCGCGAAGGTCCGCCCAGAGTTTCACGAGAATCGGCGCTGACCAGTCGCGCGCGAGTAACACAAACATCGGCTCGTCCGGATCCGCCGCCTGATAGCAATCGAACGAG